TGATAGCCAAGACTCGTGAACGCATGCTCCATTTCGGAGAGGGCTGGGAGCGCGTAATGCGCCTGGCCTTCAAGGTCATGAAGGATAAGCGTGCTGAGGCTTGGAGTGCCGAGGTCATTTGGCGTGACCCGGAGAATCGGACCGAAAGCCAACACATGGATGCACTTCTGAAGCTGAAGATGATCGGTGTTCCGACAGACCAGCTTCTTTCCGATGCGGGTTACACACCGCAGCAGATCGCCCGCTTTAAGTCGATGCGGGAGGACGACGCCAAGGCCGCAATGGACCTGGCGAAGAAGTTCCCCAATCCGGCTCAGCAGGCCAACGAGCAGGCCGGCCAGCCTAGCTCGGATGTCCAGAAGGCTGCCGTCAAGCAGCCGCAGGGCAATTCTGGTAACGCAGCCCGCAAGGCTGTGAACCCGGTTAAGGGTTGATCCCTTAATCCTTTTCATTACGCAGGCTCCCGGAATGGGGGCCTTTTTTGATGCACCGAAATGGATGGATCACGCATGGACGAGAACGCTCAGAACGCAGGCACCGCTTCCACCGAGGGCGCTGAGACCGGCGAGGCCGGCACCCCTCAGACGCCGAACCTCGAAGCCCTTCAGGCCGAGGTCGACAAGTGGAAGTCCCTTTCCCGCACGAACGAACAGCGGTGGAAGGACGCCTCTGCGGAGCGAGACCAGCTCAAGACGGCTGGCATGACCGACGCCGAAAAGGCCGTCGAGACTGCCAAGGCGCAGGCCCGATCCGCGGCTCTTGCCGAATACGGCACTCGGCTTGCTGATGCCGAGCTTCGTGCACAGGCCGCAAAGGTCGGTGTCGAGCTGCCTTCCGCCGAGTTCCTGAACCTCTCGAAGTTCCTCGGTGAGGACGGCTCTGTGAATGCCGACCTGATCGGCAATTTCGTCTCGTCCCTCCCTAAGCCGGTCGCTGAGCCTGAATTCGAACAGGGCCTCGGCCTTGGTCGTCAGGGCGGTTCCGGAGTGCAGCAGCTCGGCCGCGACGACCTTTCCCGCATGTCCCCGCAGGAGATCAATGCTGCCCGCAAGGCGGGTCAGCTCGACGCCCTTATGCGAGGCGAAATCTGACAAACCCGTGAGGTAACCTATGGCATTTCTTTCTCAGGCTGGCAATAACACTGGTGCCGGTCAGCTCCAGACCACGCAGGGTCAGTTCATTCCCGAGGTCTGGACTTCCCAGCTCATTGCCGATATCGAGGAAAACCTTATCCTCGGTGCCTCCCCGTTCACGAACCGCCAGTATGAGGGCGAGTTCAAGCGCGAGGGAGACGTAATCCGAATCCCGCACTTCGTTGACGGGACCGTTTCTGACAAGGGCCTGGTGAAGGCATACGGCGAGATCGGTGACGCCGACCACGCGGCCCTTGAGTACATGAAGATGACCGTCGCGAAGGGCTCCAGCTTCCACCTGGAGATCGACGCTCTTCACCAGCTCCAGACCAAGGGCGGCATCGACCTGATGTCCAACCTGGTCTCGCAGCGTGCGCGTCAGACCGCGCTTGCCATTGACGAGCTGGTTGCGCTCACCCTGCTCGCGGCTCTTCAGGGCAAGGACCTGAACGGCGCGGAGAATCGTTCCGCCACCGTGTCCGGTCTCCCCTCGCTGGAGCTGGGTGCCATCTCCAAGGTTCAGGCGACTGACGTGAACGCCCCCGACACGGACAAGCTGTCGGTCTACGACTACGTGGTGAAGATGCTTGAGGTGCTGGACACCCGCTCTGCTCCGCAGGACCGGTACCTGTTCGTCTCCCCGCGCATGCGCTCTCTCCTCCTGCGGGACGAGAAGTTCATCGACGCGTCGCAGCACGGCGGCGGCGGTTCGGTCGTGGCCTCCGGTCAGATCGGCTCGATTCTCGGCCTGCCGGTCGTGGTCGCGAACGCGCTGGGCAACCACGCCCGCCCGTCCTCGCCGGTCATCAAGAAGGGCAACGAGAAGTTCGGCAGCGTCGACCTGTTCATGGGTTCGACCTCCGCTGTCTCCGTCGTCGTGCCGTTCGCCGAGATGGCCGCGTACAACCCGGAGAAGTCCTTCACGTCGGCCGTGAAGTCCCGCGTCATCTACGACGCGAAGGTCTGCCGGCCCGAGCAGCTTCTCGTGGCTCAGGGCGTCGAGGCGGAGATCAACACTCACAACGCCCCGGCTGCTGGCTGACGCTGACGCAACTCGGCCCCGGAGCTGGCTGCTCCGGGGCCCCCGTCAAGGGGTCAGTCCCAACGCCCTAGTTACCTGAAGCAGCAAGGTAACCGTGCCGACGAGAGTCAGCGCGCCTGCTCCAACGATTCCTAGAGTGGCCGCATGCAGTCCGATGAAGATAGCAACTGCGATTGCTCCAGCTGCTATAGCCAACGTAATTACGACGAGGACAACCCAGGCCTTGTGTGGGTGTGGTGGCGCCGGTGGCGCCGGTGGTGGTGCTGTAGTCATCTCTTTTTCTCCAAGTCTTTAGGGGCTCATAAAGGCATCACGTCCTTATTTAGGCAGTGAAGAGTCGGATGCCCACAGCTTCGTATTGCACTGAATTCCGACCCTTCGGCGGCACTCCGCTCTGGGCATGAGCGTTCCTACATGGCCGCCTTCACTTATCGCGGGGGTCCCCGTGCCATCCCAACTCCCATCAGATGACTTGCGGTGCGTCCCAAGCCACCGCCTCAGATCACGTTAGCGCTCAACTCCCCTTGTGGGCACCGCTCTTCGCCAACAGCCGCCATCCACTCACTAGAAGGAGGGACCCGCCATGCCCCTGGCGACCACTGACGACATCGCTGCCCGGCTCGGTCGGCCCCTCGACGACGGCGAGCTGCTTCGCGTCCAGGCCCTCATGGACGATGCCTCCGCGCTGGTCACGGGCTACTGCACCAAGCCTTGGGATAAGGACTCTCCCCCTGCCGTCTTCAAGACAGTTGTGTGCGCCGAGGTCATCCGCTGGCTGTCCGTTGCCCCTGGCGTGATCTTGGAACGCACAGGCGAGCTGGAAACTCAGTTTGGTCAGACGGCTTCAACTCAAGGGCTCTCGCGGGAAGCGAAGTCCGCACTCAGCAAGTACCGGCGAAAGGTCGGTTCACTCCCCCTTCGCCGCTACGACTGCTAGGAGTCCGCATGCCCCGTCACTTCACTGACTTCGTTGAGGTCTATCGCGCAGAAATCGTTGCGGATGCCTACACGAAGAAGCGTGACTGGGACGACGCCGTGAAGGTGTGGGCCGGTTCGGCATCTGTCCAACCGGCCTCCACCACGGAAGCGGACTCGCAGAAGCGAGAGACCACAGACATCCACATCGCTGTCTTCCTGCCTCCCACAGCCAACGTCGACTCGACGGACCGGCTTGTGGTCGACGGCATCACGTACGAGGTGAGGTCCGAGCCACGCATCTGGCGTCAAGGCTCCCTCGCCCACATCTACTTGAGAGCCCGGAGGGTGAGGCGCTAATGGCTGATGACGTCAAGTTCACCCTGCGCATGAACGCTGGTTGGGAGGAACACTTCCTCCTCAACGACGAGACCCGCGACCTGGTGGCCCTCCGCACCGAGGACATCGCCGTGTTCGCCAGGGCACTGGCACCGCGGGCTCGCAACAAGCCGCACTGGAACACCATCCACAAGCACATCGAAGTGATGGTCACGGCCTACAAGGGCTGGTACGGCCAGGTGCTCATTGAGCCTGATCGCGACATGCGTCACGCGATGCTGCAAGAGCGCGGCTACAAGGACCCTGCTGGCCACCGGCATCCGGGCCGCTTCTATCTGAAGCGCGCTCTGGAGAGGGCGAGGGTTGAATGAAAGTAGACCCTGTCGACCTGGTGTGGCAGTACCTCAACACACTCCCGGACATCCCCAAGGACGCGCCGACAGGCGACCTGGTGGGCCGCGAGGTCGGGGACACCACCATCTACCTCAGCCACAGCGGTGGCTTCCGCGTCGTGCGGGACCGCATGGACCGCGCAGACATCGAGTACGACGTGTTCCACCAGGAGCGCGCCCAGGCCGCTGGCCTGGCCTACATCTGCCGTGAGCACTTCCTAGAAGCCATGCCCGGCCAAGTAATCGGCAACGTCGAGATCCTTGATGTTGCCGAGATTTCCTCTCCCCGGTACTACCCGGACTCGACTTCCGGCGAGCACGTCTACGGCGGGGAGATCACAGTTTTCTTCACTGAGAGCTGATACCCCCCTGGCTTAGCCAGACCGAAGGGCCCCTTGTGGGGCCCTTTTTTGTTTCCCCGCTTGAGGAGTTCCTTTATGGCGAATGACGCTTCCAAGATCCGGTTCGCCCCTAACGGCGGACTGTTCATGGCCCCTTCCCCGACTGGTGGTGTGGGTAGCACCGTGCTTCCCGATGACGTAGGCGATGCCGGTAAGACCGCGCCGGCCGGTTACAAGTCCTTCGGTTACGTGGACGAGTCCGGCGTCACCATTACCCCGTCCATCCAGACGGACCCGGTCAATGCGTGGCAGAGCGCGGTTCCCGTTCTCTACAACGTGAAGGGTGCCTCGTTCCAGATCAAGGCGACCCTTCTGGAGACCTCGAAGCTGACCACCGAGCTTTTCTACGGTGCGTCTTGGGTCGAGGTCATGTCGGACGACGCGACCCCGGTTCCGACCGGTGTTTACCGACTGAACCTGTCCAGCACTCCGGAGCTTTCCGAGCTTTCGATCGTCGTGGACTGGGCCCAGAAGGGCAAGAACTACCGGACGGTTATTCCGCGCGCCATGATCTCGGACCGCGGTGGCATCACGCTTCAGCGCACCGAGGCCCAGAAGTACGAGCTGACCATTGACGCCCTGGACTACAACGGCGGCCTTGGCTACGTGCTCACCGACGAGGTCATGACCGCCTGATTCGGGCTGCAACCGAATTGCCTCTGCCGGGGAGGGCTAAATTCCCCGGCCACTCTCTCTCACCCCACCCCATGACCCCCCGTTTCCTTTGGAGTTCCCATGGCTGCTGCCCGTAAGACCGCTGCCCCGAAGACCGCCCCCAAGACCGCTGCTGCGGAGGCCGAGGCGACCGAGCAGCCGACCAAGTTCACGTTCCTCGGTATCGACTTCGAGGTTCCGCCTGCCAAGAAGATTCCGCTGGAGCTGCTGTTCGCGGAAGACGAGCTGGAGGCCGTGAAGATCATCGTCGGTGAGGACAAGTGGGCCGAGTTCCGTGCCACTGGCCCGACGATCGGTGACTTCCAGGAGCTTTCCGCCAAGGTCAACGAGGCGTCGGCCGGCTCGGGAAACTGATAGCAACCGTTCACGTCATCCGGGAACACCCCGAAGAGCTGGAAGCGGACTTCCTTGAATTCTTCGGGGTCGATCTCCTCGACCTCTGGCGTGGGCGGTTGTCTCTGCGCAGGGTCCACCTGCTGATTAATTCACTCATGCACAAGGCTGGACGATCCACGCTGCTCGCCACGATGGACGAGACAACGCAGTGGGGCTCCACTGAACACTTGCTCGCTCGCGTCTCGGACGCTTTGGAGCTGAGCAACTACCTCTTCCTCAAGGCCAACAGCAGCGAAAAGGACATCCCGCTGCCTGAGCCTCTTCCCCGCCCTGGCTCTTCCGAGCCGGTGAAGCCCAAGCCAGCCGAGCACGAATTCGCGTCCGGTGAGGAGCTGTCGAACTTCTTCACGCAGATGAGCAATCTTTAGGAGGCCGGTATGGCGGCTACTGGTCGTGGACCTATCAAGGTTGGTTCCGGTTACATCGAGATCAACCCCCGGCTTTCCGAAGAGACGGTTCGGAAGTTCCGTACCGAGATCACTCGGGAGATGGAGAAGGCTGGCCGCCAGGCTGGCAAGGAGTTCACGACCGCCACCACCGAGGGCCTGAAGGGCATCGAGAAGGCTGTCCGCACCGCTGCTGCGAAGGCGGGTGCTGCCGCAGAGGCCGAGGTCAAGGACTCTGCCGAGGTCATCGCGAAGATTGAGGCGGACCTCACCAAGCAGTACGGCGAGCAGGCCACCAAGCGCTTCCGTGAGCTGCGGAAGCTGGAGGAGAAGAAGCGGGCCCTGGTCGAGGAGACCAGCAAGGAGACTCAGGCCGCTCTCAGGGCCACTCAGCGCCAGGAGACCGAGTCTCTGACCCAGGCCGCAAAGTCTCAGCAGCAGGCGATCACCCGCAAGGAGAAGGCACAGGCCGAGTACGAGAAGTACGTACGCGAGTCCAACGCCCGTATCGCCAAGCAGGAAGCCGCGGAAGTCGCCGCCTCCGCAAAGCAGGTCGAGGCCGCCGAGAAGGCCAAGCAGAAGGCCAGGCGTCTGGCGCTTGAAGACGAAGCCCGCATGGATCGGGAGATCGCTGCCACTCAGGACCGGTTGGCCCGAGAGGAAGCCACACGGGTCCGTACGACCGAGCGTCAGAAGCGAACGGAGCGTGAGCAGTCTGCCCGTATGGAGCGGGAGATTGAGACCACTCGTCTCCGTCTGATTCGTGAGAACGAGACGCGTATCCGCACCGAGCTGCGCGAGACGCAGCGCCAGCGTCAGACGATGCTTCGCACGCAGGTAACCGACTCGCAGAACACCCAGCGGGAATTGCGGCGTCAGCTGACGGATTACCGCACTCAGCTTGCACGGGTTCAGACCCAGAACAACGAGGGATTCACCCGTCTCCAGGGCAAGTTCAAGAGCGTCGGATCGACCATCGAGACGATGGGTAATCACGCGACTGAGGCCGGAAACCTCATCACGACTAAGCTGCTTGCCCCTCTCGGCCTGGTGGCCGGCGCGCTGACGACCATCGGTATCAAGTCCGCCGATATGCGAATCCTCGGCCAGAAGGGTCTTACCGCTGCCGGGGTCGACAACAAGACCGCGGCCTCGGAAATGGCCACGGTCCAGCAGTACGCCATTGATACTCCGTTCAGCGTCGATGTGATGCACGAGTACCAAATGAAGATGATCCGCTCTCTCGCGGCTGCTGATCCTGCCTGGTACAAGAAGGGCACCAAGACGAAGGCCGCTAATCAGGCTGCTGGTAAGACGACTGACCTGATCATGTCTGTCGGCGACTCCATGGCCCGAGCGGGCAACCTCGACCCTTCGATGTTCCAGCGCGCTATGTACGCGCTTGACCGCATGTCCGACACGGACAAGGCGAGCACGCGAAACATCAGCCAGCTTGTGAACGCCACGGGTATTCCTGCGCCCGAGCTGGCCCAGATGTTCGGCTTCAACAGTGCCGGTGAGTTCTGGAAGGTTGTCGGTACCCCTGTCGCCAAGGGTGGCGGCGTTTCCGGCAACGAGATGATGAACAACCTTCTCCAGTACTGGGACCCGAATTACTTCAAGAAGGGTAAGAACGGAAAGCCACTCAAGGACAAGAACGGGCAGTTCATCGTCAATAGCGATGGTCACGACCCCAGTCGCAGCGGCGGTTCCGCGGGCTACGGCAAGACGATGACTTCGGCCACCATCACCGGCCGAGTACAGCAGATGACCGAGGGGGCCACAAACCGCCTCGGCAAGATGTTCGCCGAGCCCGGTAAGGACGGCCAGTACCAGTACACCAAGCTGGGCCAGGCTTTCATGGGCAAGAACGGTGTCCTCGATGAGGTCGGGGATATCGGAAAGTCCGTCCTGAAGCAGCTCCCCGATCTACTGATGACATTCGCTGAGGAAATCAAGCGGATCACCGGCTGGTTCAAGGATGCGGCTAATTTCCTTCAGGATCACCCTGCGATCAAGGATGCCATTCTCCAGATCGCCAAGATTGCGGTAGTCGTCGCTCCCTTGCTTATCGGCTTCGGCATTCTGTCGAAGACCATCGGCAAGCTGACGAAGATCATGGGTATCGGGCTGAGCCCGGCGAGGGGTGCCTTCAACGCGGCCCGTGGCTCTACCCGAGTCGTCCGCCAGGGCCTCGCTGGTACCCGCTCTTGGGCTGACGGTGGCAGCTTCCGTGAGGGCTACCGGGACCGTCGCACCACGCTGCGCGGCGGAGACGACCGGGGACCTGTTGCACGTGCCCGTGACCGCGTCACCGGCCGCAATAGCCAGGGTGACCGCATCCGTTCGGACATGGACCGTGTGGCCGCTCAGATCCGTGAGGCGGAGGACCGCACCGCGGACCTGCGTGACCGGCTTCGTGAAGTCGCGGGCATGGACGTTGACCGCCTGGCCCACCAGTTGGCCAGCAGTGGCAACAACAGCGTTGCGGGTGCTGCTCGGGATGCTCAGCAGCAGGTTCACCAGATTCAGACTCAGGGCTTCGACCCGCTGAACCGTGTGTCTCTGTCGAACGTCAGGCAGCAGATCACAGACACCAAGCAAGACGTCGACAAGCTGACGGCCGAGCTGAAGAACGCTCAGACCGAGGTCACCCAGCTCGACGGCAAGAAGCTGGTTCAGCTCAAGGTCACGGTCGACGGTGCCCACGGCACGGTCACTGACCTGAAGAACAAGGTCGATGACACGGCTCACTCGGTGGTCGTCCTCAACGGCAAGAAGCTGGACGCCCTGAAGGGCGAGTTCAACCACGTCCACGCTGCTGCGGAGAAGGGCTACACCAAGGTTGGCCAGGGCACTGGCGGCGGGTCTCTCGCTGGTCGAGTCGGTCTGCTCAACGGGCGTTCCCTCAACGGCCTCAAGGGCCAGTTCGACAAGGTTCACGATGCGGCTAACCGCGTCTTCGAAAAGGTCGGGCAGGGAACCGGCAGCGGCTCAGTGGCCGGCCGGGTTGGTCTGCTCAATGGCCGCTCCCTGAAGGACATCAGGGATTGGTTCGACAAGCTGACGACGGCTGCGGACAAGGCGTACACGAAGGTCGGTCAGGGCACGGGAAGCACCTCCCTTGCTGGTCGTATCGGCCTGCTGAACGGCCGCAGCCTGAAGGACGTCAAGGGACAGGTCGATGACCTGAAGGATTCCCTCAACTCGGCGCACACGGCGGCCAACCACCTGGATACGTCCCTCGACAACATCGCCAACCACAAGAGCGGCGGCTCATCGAGTGGCAAGGGGAAGAAGCCGAAGAAGCCCTACACGGGCGGCGTGATCACCAGTCAGGGCAACTTGGCCCACTTCGCTACGGGTGGTGTCCTGCCGGGCTACTCGCCCGGCGTTGACTCCGTTCCGGCGATCTTGTCGCCTGGTGAAGCGATCCTTCGCCCCGAGGTGACAGCCACGCTCGGGGCTCCCCTGATCCATTCCTGGAATGCGATGGCCCGCAAGGGTCAGCTTTCTCGCTTCGCGGGTGGTGGCATTGTCGGCCGCTTCGGTATCGACAAGATCGTTGACCTGATCCACAACCAGAATGTCTGGCCCGATGCTACGGCGGCTATCAACACGATGGCCTTCGATGCTACGTCGGCCCCTCTCGGTGGGGATATCCAGTCGGGAATGCTGGGGGCCGGCCAGGGTTCAGGTCGTTACATCGGTTCCGACCTGGCAGGGAAGTTCGACGGAATCTACAACTTCGTCACGGAGGATTCCTGGAAGTTCCTGAAGCGCCTGCCTACCGTCGTGGGTCAGATCGTCGGCATCATCGGCGGTGCCTTTGCTCCGACTCTCGGCGATTACTTCCATGACGATGTCTGGAAGGGCAACGGAAACATCCTGGACCGCGGTGAAAAGTTCCTCGGGGACACGTTCTCGACGCACACCCTGACGAGCGTTTTCGATGACCTCTTCGGAGGCGTCTGGGATTCCGTAAAGTCCATTGTCGGTGGCGCCAAGGATCTGATAACCGATCCTGTCGGCTCGGTGACTAAGACGATCGATGCCCTCTGGGATGTCGGTACCGGCGAAGTCAATCAGATAGTCGACATGGTGAAGGCCGTGAAGTCCTTCGCGACCTCGCCTATGGACTATGCGACGACTGTTCTGGGCGATGTCTACGAGACAGGAAAGGAAGCCCTTCCGAACACGAAAGGCCTGTTCGACTTCTCGGACAAGGCCAAGGTCAATGCGGCCAAGCCTTCAGACATCGCGGAGAAGTACTCTCTCGACAATCCGCCCGGCGAGGGCGTCACGCGATGGAAGCCCACGGTAAAGCGCGTACTGAGTGAATTGAAGCTGTCCCAGGATTACACGGATCTGGTGCTGCGACGAATCCAGGTTGAGTCCAACGGTAACCCGAAGGCCATCAACAATTGGGACAGCAACGCGAAGGCCGGCTACCCGTCTCAGGGCCTTATGCAGACGATTCCGCAGACCTTTGCGGCGTATGCCGGCCCGTACAAGAGCCTCGGCATCACCAACGGTCTGGCCTCGATCTATGCGGGCCTGAACTATGCGACGCACCGATACGGCTCGGGGTGGCCGAAGGCCCTTTCCGGGACCAAGGGCTATTGGACGGGCACCGCTTCGGCTTCGCCTGGTCTCGCCCTCGTCGGCGAGCGCGGACCCGAGCTGATTGATTTCAGCGGAGGCGAGCGGGTCTACAACGACCAGGACACCGCCGGGATTCTCGGCGGAAAGAAGTACGAAATCCACATCCACGAAGCGAAGTCCGAGAACAGCACTCAGTCCGTGCTTCGGGCGATGAAGTACGCGGAGGCGCTTTACGGAGGTCTCTAATCGTTAGGAGTGCGCTATGCCAATTCCCGCCGTATCACCGGCAGTACTGAGGGACAACAGGGGTTTTGCTGGCCCTCAGCCTCCGGACCGCGTCCTATGGCAGCGCACCTTCGTGTCCATCACAGGGAACAACGGTGAGGGGGAGGAGATCCCCCTCACCGGGTTCTCCGGTGGTGCTTGGCCCAGCATTTTCATGCTGCCTGGTGCGACTGGTCTCGATTCCCCGCCGATGGAGCTGCACTCGGACGACAGTCCGAACCTCGATGGTGGAATGTTCCGAGGTGCCAGGGCCACACAGCGCGAAATCATGCTTCCCGTCTTCATTCACGGGATCGACCGCAGGACTGTACTCAAGCTGAAGCGTCAGCTCATCAATGCACTCAACCCGAAGCGTGGGTATTGCGTGCTGAAGTTTGTCGAGTCAAACGGAGATCCGCGGTACCTGTACTGCTATTACAAGTCTGGTGTAGAAGGCAGTGAGGCTACGGACCAGGCCGGTTTCACATGGGTGAAGTACGGAATCCAGCTCACCGCCTTTGATCCCTGGTTCTACTCGGATGAAGTTACGGCCGCTAGCTGGAAGTTTGAGGCTGCTAAGCCGTTCTTCAACAACGGCGGCACCTTCCTGCCGCCCAGCCTCTCTGAGGGCCTACCCTCGGAAACCATTGTGGACGTCACCAATCCCGGCGACATCGAAGCCTGGCCCACCTGGGAAATCACCGGGCCCGTCAAGCAACTGAATCTGACCAACGCGTTCGGGGAGTCCTTTCAGATCGGCCCCCTGGGAACTGGAGCGGATGTCATTCCGACTGGGCGGACGCTGATCGTGGACAGTCGCCCCGGCTACAAGACGCTCAAGGACGACTTGGGAACGAACTATTACCCGCTACTCGCACCTAATCCGGTGCTGTGGAACATACCGCCTGGCGACTCACTGATTGATGTGGCCCTGGTGGCGGGCAGTGGGCCGGCCTCCATCTCCATTTCATTCAATCCGCGCTACGAAAGCTACTGATCTATGGGTTATCGAATCGAGGTGCGGGACCGAGACCTCAACCGGGTGGGCGAGATCGACACGTGGATGAAGCTGGACCTGGTGGTGCGCTACTGCCAGGCCGGCTCCTGGACGTTGCTCATCAAGGCCGGTACGCCGCAGGCAGACCTATTGCAGAAGGGCGGCGGCGTCGCGATCTATCAGGACGGTGTGGACAAGCCGATCCTGACCGGCCCCATCGAGTCCTTCCAGCACTACTGGACGGTTGAGCAGCACACCGAGGCGGGCTCGCTGTACGTCGGTGGACCGTGTGACAACAAACTGGCCTACCAGCGGCTCGCCTTCCCCAGCCCGGCGAAGACCATCGCCCAGCAGTACTCGGGGGTGGCCACTCGGACCGTGTCTGGGAAGGCCGGTACGGCTGTCTGGCAGGAGTTGTCGTCGGCGCTGGGCCCTGCTGCCGTGGCGGACCGTCGAGCGCCTGGTGTCGTCTTCCCGACCGTCCCCAACCTTGGGGGCCAGGTGGACGACTCGCTTCGGTTCGATGTCCTGGGGACCAAGTTCGAAGAGTGGATCGACACGAAGAACACCGGCTACCGGTTCGTGTACGACCCCAACCTGAAGAAGATCGTCCTGGACGTGTTCACCCCGCAGGACCGTTCCGCGGATGTCCGCTTCTCTCGGGAGCTGGGCAACCTGCGCGAGTACATCTGGACCCTGTCCGCCCCCTCTACGACCCGAGCCATCGTGGCTTGCCAGGGCGACGGAGCCGAGCGGTACATCTACCAGAAGATCAACGCGGATGCGGAGGCCGAGTGGGGCACGATCCGCGAGACCTTCATCGACCGGCGTGACCTCGGCCTGAAAACCAACCCGAGCACCGGTCAGCCCATGAAGGCGTCCACGGACATGACTGACGCTGACTTCGAGTCGGCCAAGGCTGCCGTGATCGATGCTGCGGATTCCGCCCTTTCCGATGGTGCCCCGAACGGCAACTTCCAGATTTACCCCATCGACACCCCGCAGATTCAGTTCGGCCGGGATTACTTCGTGGGGGATGTCGTGACTGTCGTCGCTGATGGCACCGAATACAGCGACCTTGTCCGCGAAGTGGATATCACCATCGAGGACGGCGGTAAGACGCAGACCGTTTCACCGAAGATCGGCGAGCAGGGTACCGGTAATCCCTTGAACCTTTACAAGACCGTATTCGAGATGCGCGAGAAGCTGAGGAAGCTAGAAACGAGGATGTAATGGCAGAACTTAGTTATCCGTTCTCGGCCGCCAATGGGGCCGGTGGCTCCAATACGGTCTCTCAGGTCCAGTGGCAAAAGATGGCGCAGATGTGGGGAGGCGACCGGATCGACCGGCGTCTCACGGCTTCCTCGTACGAGTCGACGGACCTGCCCTTCTACACCACTACGACCGGCCGCACTGTGGTGGTCAACGCTGGCCGGGCTTGGGTCGGTGGCTTCTACTACGAGCTGACAGGCACCAAGTCCCTGACGATCGCAGACAACACCTCGTCTTACGCACGCATCGACATCATCGTCATCCGCGCGGACTTGTCGGCCGGGTCCGTGAACATCGCTGTGGTGCAGGGTCAGCCCGCGGCTACTCCCGTCGCTCCCCAGCCCACTCGTTCTCTCGGTGGCAACTGGGACATGGTGCTTCACGAGGTGGCTGTGCCGAAGAGCAACGCGGCGATCTCCGTCAGCTCTCGCCTGATGTTCGACATGCCGCCCCGCGTCGAGTCGCCCTGGAACACGGACCTGACGGCCCCCTACGTGCAGTCCGGCTCCTTCGTGTACGACATGGACGTCAACCGCAACTCGACTCAGACCGAGGGCTTCAAGGGCCGCGACGGCTTCATGTGGACCCAGACCCTCGGCAAGGCGTACTCGTACACCCCGAGCATGTTCAACGGCAAGACTGCCCCGGCTGCTCGCAAGGGTCGGTGGCGGTGGGTCGCTCCGAACACGGTCCAGTTCTCGTCCAGTTTCACGGCCTACGAGGACACGGGCGTGGTGGTCTCCGGTACTAACTGGTACCTCGGTACGACTCTCCCGACGCCTGCCAACGGTGCGATACGACAGGTGCTTACAGGGTTCCTTTCGAACCCCAACAACGGCGGCAACATGCCGAATGCCATGCAGATCCTTGCGCAAACGCAGGCCAACTCCTCGAACCTGACGCTGTACACGCCCAACTGGACGAACCTCGCTCAGGCCCTCGACGGTCTGAGGGCACTGCCGGCCGGTTCGACTCTCTACCTTTCCGGCACGTACGAGGCGAACGAATTCGGCGAGTAACCCAACCCATAGACAAGTACGTCGGCCCCCGGCATCCCCGGCAGGGCCTTTCTTTATGCCCTGATTCAGGAGGTGCCGAGTGGCACGAAATCTCTTTGGTGGTTCTGCCGCTGACGTTGCCGAGGATGTAAACGGTGCCCGAGTCCCCAACGCCACTGGGACCGCGTGGGACGGTCCGACCAGTGGCGCGAACCAGATCAGTGACCTGACGGACGCTGACGGTGCTCCGATCTCGTCCCTGACTGCTGATGCCCAGGGCATCCTTCCCACCTTTTACGGCCCCGATGGTGTCGAGCGTCTGTGGGTGGATTTCGGAGGCGGGAAGGTCGCTCTGACCTCGGTCACCCTCGGCGAGCGGTTCGAATCGCACCTGGTCGCGAGCGACCCCCACGGCACCAAGGCGTATGTGGACGCGAACTTCGTCAGCAACACCGCTGCCTCGTGGGTGAAGGCCCCCAACTCTGTCGCCTCTCAGGCCAAGGGCATCTACGCCCCGAGCGGCTGGGGCGAGTTCTGGCGACCCAAGAGGGATGCCGCGAAGCAGGGGTCCGGCAAGGCGAACGTGGCTGTCTTCGGCGGCAGCTCGGCTGTCGGCTTCTACGCCTCCAACCTCCGTACCAAGTCTTGGCCCGGCGTCCTGGCGACCTCCCTTCAGGCCACCTGTGGCGACGGTGGCACGGGCTTCCACTCGGCCCTCTTCAGCTCGCAGGGCATCTCGGGTTCGGACTCCGCGGCTATCACCCAGTGGACTACCTCTGGCGGCCTGGTGACGCAGACGGGCACCTGGAACATCGGCGGGTATCAGATGGGGCCGGGCTGGGGCTACCTGTACGCCAACACCAACGGCGCCACGCTCACCTTTACGGTCCGCGGTTCCACGGTGAACATCTTCACCCTCAGCGCTGACGGTGCTCACTCACCCTGGTCGTACTCGATCGACGGAGCTACCGCCGTTGCGATCACGGACACCGCGACCTCTGGTCTGGTTGTTCGGAAGACCACGGTCACGGGCCTGTCCGCTGCCACTCACACGGTGAAGCTGACGCACACCGGCACCTCGGCCCAGTACCTCTCGGTATTCGGTGTCTCGGCTGAAAACGCGACGGGAACCGTCGTGAACAACTTCGGTCGCCGGAATGGATTCGCCTCCCACTACACCGCCCCTGGACGGCTGGACTGGAATGGCGGCCCGAGCTACCCGGCTGACCTTGCCGTTTACATGGTCAGCCCCGAGGACGTTATGAACGGCGTCTCGGCTGACGCATGGGCGTCCACTGTGCGACAGCACCTCGCGTACATCCGCGATGGCGGCTCGCTTACGGGTGCCACAGACATCGTGATTGCCCTGCCCCATATCGGAACGGCCGACTTCTCGAACTTCCGATACCAGGATTACGTAGACCGTGCTCACGGCCTGGCGCTGTCCTTCGAGGCTGCGCTAGTCGACCTGTGGAGCATTGGCCGTAACTCCTGGAACTACTTCAATTCACAGGGCTTCTGGGCTAACCCCGCTTCTCCGGGTGCGGCCGGCACTGACTCTGTGCACCTTTCTGATGCCGGTAACTCCTATGTCGCAGGAGTAATTAACACGCTCCTTCAGAGCTGACTAGGAGGAATCAATGGCTATCTCGCTTATGTCGCAGGTTATTGCAGTGGCCAAGTCGCAGATCGGTTATCGCGAGGGATACACCGAGGGCGGCTGGACCAATGCCGAGAAGTACGCGTCGGAAGTTCCCGGCCTTAGCTGGGCTCAGGGCCAGTCATGGTGTGCCGTGTTCACCTCGTGGGTAGCGATGCGCGCTGGTTGCGCGGCTCTTTTCCCGCGTACCGCTGACTGCTCGGCCGCTGTTACGTGGTTCAACACTGCTGGCCGTTGGTCCTGGTACCCGGCAATTGGCGCTCAGGTCATGTACGGAACTTCGGGCCAGGACCACACAGGGATCGTTTACGCCTACGACGCGACTTACATTTGGACGATCGAAGCCAACACCTCTGATAACGGTACTTCCGAGGGTGACGGTGTCTATTTCCGTAAGCGCAAGCGTTCCGACGCGAATGTGTACGGGTACGGTCTGCCCGCTTACCCCGAAGGCATCATCACGGCCGATACCGCGAAGAAGGGCGTCTCCGGATACACGTACGCGCTCTCGCACATGGGCCCTGGGCCGGCCGAGCTGCGGCCGGGCGGACTGATGACGAACAACCTGGTCACGGACACTCTGAGCGTGGACGGTGCGGCCCACGCGGGCCGTGTGTTCATCCAGCAGAACGACTCCTCGACCGTGGCTCTTGAGGTGGTGGGAGCCACCTCTACCGCCCCTTCCATCGTCCGATTCAAGGACGCTGACGGCAATATCGTTTTCGAGATCACGGGTGCTGGTGCTCAGATCACCAATTCGATCGCCTACCTGACCAAGGCTCTCCAGCTCGGTAGCACGACCGCGGATCTTGGTGGAAGCGCTGGTGCGGTCATCAGCATGAAGAACGCGACGACCGCCCCGACCACCAATCCGAGTGGCGGCGGAATCCTGTTCGTCTCTGGTGGCGCACTCAGGTACCGAGGTTCGAGCGGAACCGTCACGACTATCGCACCTGCGTAATGGGAGAGAGCCATGGGCCCTAAGAGCATCATCGATTACGCGGGCCTCATATCGGCTGTTGCTGCCGCCCTGATCATCGTCAGGGCGGCTTGGCAGACCAATACCGCAAAGGTCTGGAAGGAAGAGGCCGAGGCACAGCGTGCCCGCGCTGACCGGCTTCAGAACGACATGAATGAAATCAAGGAACGTCTGACGCGCATCGAGGCCGAGAATGCTCGGTTGATCGAGCTGCTGACTGCACTTGATCCTGAACGAATAAATTCGCTGCGCCGCTGAGTTAAATCATTCTATTGTGTCCTTGATCGTCCTGATCTGTTGCAGGATCCGATGCTGATCCACGTCATGCAACGCCTTCTCTATTTCCTTCCTCTCCTTCGCGGGGAGGTCAGGGACTTTGAGCCGACGCTTAAGGATTCTGCGGGGAAGCCACAGCCGCAACCACGTATTGACTACGGCGATCTGGGTTTGCAGCCATGCCATGACGAGGCCGGAAATTGTGGTGATCAGTGGCGCCAAATAGGTCAGGGCATAAAAGGGAATACTGCGTGGCGTTACAAATTGCCCGATGGTCACCGCCAACGTTCCAGTGCTCACCCCACCTACGGCAGCGGCCCCCTTTTTGCGGGGCACTATCTTAGCGGGACGAGGCGCGCTTTGCCTCTGGACAGTTGCCATTGACCCTCACTTGTGATCAGGGCTCTCGGGCACCCTTTGCTCCTCTGGGCTGCGCTGGAGGTGTTCAGTCAGAGACTTGTTTATCTGCCAGGTAAGTTCATCCACCCTCTTGAGAGATTCTTCGGCTTCCCTCGCCTCTTCAGCAGTCGGCGTATCTGAGATCAATTGGCGGACCTTCAAGTGCCTAACCACCATTGCTGTTCCCATTAGTACTGTCAGTTGGCGAGAGTGGCGAATCCCTCTAGAGAGGGTTACCCACAATGCTGAAACTGCGCCTATCAGGGAGGCGCAAAGGATGATCCAAAGGGCGGCCATGTTCATAGTCGAATGCCCTCCCTTCGTCTACGCACTCCCTTTAAGGCTACACCCGGAGACGCCACGCCGCGAGCTGAAGAATTCGAAAAAGAATACCCCAAAACTGAGGTCGGCCATGCCGACCTTCTTTTTTATGCCAAGGAGGAGACGACATGGCGAGTCAGGCTGCGAAGGTACTGAGTATCGCGAAGGCCGAGAAGGGCTACAAGGAAGGCTTCTCGAACGGCCACTGGAACAACCACGAGAAGTACGCCGATCAGGTCCCCGGAATGGCATGGGTGAGCGCGGGTGAGTACCCGTGGTGCGCCCTCTTCGTTTCGTGGGTGGCGCTCAAGGCTGGAGTCGCTGACCTGTTCCCGCGCTCCGCGTCCTGCGCCTACGGCGTGAACTGGTTCCGGCAGAAGGGTCGGTTCTCCGAGTACCCGGCTATCGGCAGTCAGGTCTTTTTCGGCAAGGACGGTGGGACGCACACCGGGATTTGCGTTGCCTTCGATGCCGACACGATTACGACCGTGGAAGGCAATACGAACGTCGACGGTTCCCCGGAAGGCAACGGGGTTTATGTGCGGACGCGTAAGCGTCGGGACGCAAACACCTACGGGTACGGCCTGCCGAAGTACACGGAAGGCATCACGACCGCTGACCCTGCGCTGAAGGGCAAGACCGGCTTCCACTACGCCGCGAAGGCGTCGGCTCCGGTGACCAGCTCGACCGCAGCGCACGCCAAGCCCAGCACCTCGAAGACGAAGGTGGTGACCGTGAAGGCGGGTCAGACGCTCGGCCTGATCGCTGCCAGTGCGGGTGTGTCCATTGCTGTTGTCCTCGGTCTCAACTCTGGGATCAAGGACGCCAACGTGATCCAGCCGGGCCAAAAGGTGACCGTGCCGGCCTCCACGCCGAAGGCCAGCTCGACGCCGAAGGCGACCACCAAGCCCAAGACGAGCACCAAGCCGAAGTCGACTGCCACGGCGTCGGCCAAGTCTCAGTGCAAGTGACCTTTTCCTGACTGGAGTTGCGAATGAATGAATTCATCTCGAAGCACGCTGTCCGCATCGTCGGTATCGCTGCGGCGGCTGTGCCGCTGGCCGCGTTCCTCTTCCCTGACATCCCGTGGGAGGGCCTTGTGGCCACTGCCGCGGCTCTGTTTGGTGTGAGTGAGGTTGCCCAGCGGCACGAGAACACCAAGACTGCTGCCGCGCTGGCCGCGCCGTCCCCCTGGGACCGTGCTGCGGCTGCACAGAAGGCACTTGAGGCCATCGCAGCGGAGAAGACGGCCGATGTGTCGGCCGACCAGGCGAGTACGCCTGCCCAGTACTGAGGCGGAGGGGTCCGCTTCGGAGTGAGAGAATGAAATAATGTCCATGTCAAAAGTGGACCAATAAAAAAAGGCCCACCCCCGTTAATGGGGGTGGGCCTTTTTCTCGTTTCAAGGGCGATTCGATCAGACCGTGCGCCTGTACGGCTCGGCGGGTCCTGTCGCCTCACACCGGCCGCCGGCCTCCTCAAGGCGGGCCATCCATTCCCTGACCACAACAACCTTGCGGCTAACGCGGTGGATCTCCTCAACCGCGATCACTGCTGCCTCACCGCTTCGGACACGGTCCAGCAGCTCTTCGAGGCCCGCTTCGTTCCCGCCTGTACCGGGTACCCAGATGTCCTCGACCCAGCCGACCATCAGGTGCCCAGTGCGAGAGGCCCAAGCGTTGATGCTGTTCCGCTGCCGTTCGGACTCGGTGAGCGCCCGCGGATTGTTGACGCGGACATACCCGAGAGCGGGGACCGGTTCGTTCACTGTTGCTCCTACGCCGAAAGCGGGGGCCAGCCTACCGGCCCCCGCTGACAGCCTCGCGGACTAGAACTTGCCGTTGGACAGGGTCTCGGCGTCCTTGTCGTACACGGTCACCAGGCCGTTGTCACTCGACTTGCCCCGGCTCTTCTGCCAGTCGGCGAACGCCGAAGCGATCAGCTTGCCGTCGTTGCCGTGCGGGCCGAACATCCCGCCCGAGTAGTCGGTGTAGACGTCGGCCGTGTCCAAGATGTTGTTGATCTCGTCGCCGCCCTGGACCTTCGTGACGTGCTTGACCGCAGCAACCTCGGTCGGGGTGCCGTGCTTGGCGACGAAGGCCGCGAACTGCTCCTTGACCGACTTCGGGGCCGCCTTCGGCTTGGCCTTGTGGGTGGCCTTCGGCGTAGCCGACTGGACCACCGCGGGCTTGTCCGCCTTCGGCTTGGAGGAGTCATCGTTACCGCCCGCAGCGGCACCGATGACGACCAGGGCGACGATTCCGCCAGCGATCCACTTGCCCTTGCTCATGATGTTTCTGTCTCCATGCTTGATGTGTTTGGTGTTGGTCGGACGCGGGTCCGACTTGGTGGCGCTCTCGCCACTCCGCCCCCTTTCGGGCATGGCAAAGGCCCCCGGCCGGCGCGCGTCCGGGGGCCCGTATTCAGTACGGGGTCAGTCCTTCCAAACCCCGTCTCGCCACTTCGTGGCCAGAGACGAATAACGCCCCTGCACGAGTCGTGAGGGGCGCTTCCGGGGCATGAGGAGAGGAGACAAGGTCACGCTCCGATCGGGCGGAACATGCTGTAGTCGGCGCTCAACCAGCCGATCAACCGCTTGCGGGCGTTGTCCCACACCTTGAATCCCCCCGTCTCGTCCTTCTCCCCGAGCCAGCCTTCGAAGAGGACACCCGAGCGGATCGGCTTCCGAGGCTCGATGTACTCCTCTTCCTCCTGGTCGTCCTCGTCCACCAGGCCCTCGTTCCGCTCCTCGGGCGGAAGCGAGTAGTCAGGGCGAGCGTCCGGCAGTTCGACCAGCGGCGGCAGGGCCACTATTTCCTCGTCGGTGGCAGGGACGGCCCAGATGTTCGAGGCAGTGTGTACCTCGTCAAGAACCTCGTTCGTGTACACGTCGACCAGCTTGTTCATGCCGAACCGCGACTCCGCCCACCGGACACGGACCATGGAGCCGTCAGCATGCGCCTTGCGCTTCGCGAGACCGCCGTAGCGGAAGTACCTGGGGGCACCTCCCCAGCTCACGAAGTCCCCCATCTTGCGCTTCTCCCACTCGGGAGCGGGCGTCTCGCCCTGGTCCTGGTGCTCGTCGTCGTCCTCGACCAGGGCCGGGCCATGACCGCGGATCGCGGCCTTGAAACCGTCAGCGTCCATGGCCTTGTAGTGGTCATCGGGCATCGCCGCCCACCAGACCCGAGACTGAAGGCGAAGGGTGGCGACCTCTTCCCGCGTCTCCAGGTCGGTCAGCACGTACGCGCCACTATCGGTGTAGGCGATGCGCACCTTTACAGCCTTGCTCGGTCCCGAGCTGTTCTTCCCGGCCTTGCCTCCGAACAGGATGACCGCCGATGAAACGCAGGCCCGCAGCTCGGTGTCCTGCCACTCGATCCCGTTCGGGTCGGTGGTCAGCAGCTCGATCGTTCCGGTGTCTCCGAACATGGTGACCCAGGTTGAACGGTCCGTGGCGTCCTGGTTCTGGTCGCCCACGAACACTCGCCACGCCTTGACCGAGACCCCCTCGCGCTGCGCCTTGACCTCCTTCGGCTCCCACAGCAGGAAGCCAACGCGGGTCACCTTGTGCCCTCGGGTGTCCACACCGGAAGCGCTCACGTAGTCGCCGTGCTTGACGCCGGCCAGCTTGCTCTTGAGGTCGTTTTCCATGTCTTCCATCTCCCAGTTGATAGATCGGGCACGGCCTACGTCGTGGTTATCCATGAGGATTCGCAGGCTCGGGATTTCAAGTCGTTGGGCGCATACGTCGCAGTCGCAGGCATGGCCTACGCACTGTTCGCAGCCGATTACGTCGCACAAGCGGTCAGGCCCGTACCCGTCTCCTCGGTTGTAGGAGAAGGGGTAGATGACGTGCTCACGCTCGTATTGGTGGCCGTGCGCCACCGGGAATCCAGGGCACGAGGCACCAGAAAGCCGGGCCGACTCCTTCGTCAGGAATGCAGCCCGGCAAGCGGTGCACTGCAAGCGCCCCTCGGGGTGCGCTCTCAGGTTGTGGCTCATCAGAAGAGCGCGGCCAGTGCGGCTTCCAGCGGGTCAGAAGCGGAAGCCTTCGCGGGAACGGTGGTCTTCTTCGCTCCCGACCTGGTCACCTTTACCGGCTGGTCGGTGGTGCCGACGACCGACAGACGAGGCTTCGTGGCGGCCTTCCGCTTGGGCGCCTTGACGGCCGCCGTCTTCACCTCCACAACCGGCTGCGGCTGCTCCTCGGGCGTGACCTCCTCGGCCTCGACCTCGACCAGGCGATAGACCGTCGCGGGACGGCCACGGCCAGCCGTCCTCTCCGTGGTCACTTCCACGTCCGGCATATCGGCAACCATGGCCTTCAGGCTCGCAGCCGTAACCCGCGTACCGAGCGACCGCAGGAGAAGCGTCGAGGTGGCCTCGCCCCCGTACATCTCCAGCTTCTCGCGGATCATGTCCGGGACCGTCTTGACTGCCTTCTGCGAAGCGGTCGACGCGTCCATAACCAGCTTCTCGACACTGGCCATGGAGTACGAGACGAAAGCCCAGGCGGCCTCAAGAGCCTTCCGGTTGATCTTCGTCTTCTTCTCGGCGGCCGTGAATACGGCAGCGACACGGGCCACCTGTTCGGCCGACCGCTCCATGTAGCACGACAGGTGCTCGGGCATCTCCGCCATGCGGTCCTCGATGATGGCCCGCAGCTCGTCATAGCGACGCCCCGCGTCGGCCGAGAACGAGATCACCCTCTGCTCTCGCAGTGCCCAGTGGTAGGCGTCCGACAGGGCCTTGGTCTCACCGATCTTGGCCTTGTGGTTGTACGGGAGCATCTTCGAGCGCTCCACCATGACCGGTAGGTACCTGTTGAAGCTGCCGCCCAGGGCCTCGGTCGCCGAGACGTACTTCGCCCACTCACCGGGCGTGATGTGCGCGTGCATGCCCAGCAGGGGTTGCGGTACTTCCTGGATGCCCTTCTTGGTGGTGTTCGAGATCGGGGACCCGTCCCACGCCGAGCGGAGCTGCTGACTGAAGGTGGGGCAGCGACGCGACCGCTTCAGTACGGACGACCACTCCTCTTCCACGATCAGGGCCCGACCGTCCTGCCCCATCTCCGAGCGTGGCGAGTCCATCTCCAGCGTGTAGAGCATGTTCACCAGGGACGGCCCGGAAGTGACACCCGCGTATGTGCGGGAGTGCATGAATCCGCCGATGGACGGGGCCAGGATGCGGTCAGCCGTCCGCTTCGCGGTGCCCTTCCGACCAAGCGCACTCTTGCCGACAAGGACCGTCCACACGACGGCCGGCCTGCCCCCTTCCATGATGACTCGGCCATTCAGGGCCGACGAGAACACGGCCAGCGTGGACGCGAGCACGCCTATCGGGTCCGCCTCCGTGTGCGGCATCGCATTGGTCACAGCCTCACCGATCGGGCCGTACTTCATAGACTCAAAAGCCTTAGACATGTGGTGTGTTCCCTCTCTTACGCGGCAGCCGCATTGGTCGTCGTCTTGCTGAACAGGGCCTCGAAGTAGGCGCGGAACTTCTCTCCGTGCTCGTCGCACAGGTCCCACGAGTCACCCGCTACTGAAAGCGCGGTTGTCGCGTCCCGCTCTTCGCCTTTCTTGTCGCAGGCATCGCAGTGCACGACCTCAATCACCTTTTTCACGCTCAATCTCCCCTCGTCCGAGCGTCCATAGCGAAGGCCGGGACAGCGTCAATGTCCCGGCCCTCACTAAAAGCGCTCGCTACCAACCGTTCTGCGGATGAATGGCCAGCCGTTCAGACGGGACGGTGACCACCTGACTCCGTCCGGCCTTCCTCACCTTGTAACGGCCGTCCGGCCGCTGCCTCTTGACGCGTCCGGCCGTCAATACCGTGCCGTCCTCGCGCAGGATGTAGACGTAATCGCCTTCCTGGTAGGCGGTCATCCGTAGACCACCTCTCCGAGCGTGGCAACCTGCATTACCTGATCAGCCGAGTCCGCATCGAAATCCGCGTGTTCGGGCCCGTCCTTCAGGAAGGACACGCATTCCTCGTACGTGTACTGACTCACGTACTTGGACACTCGACCGTCGACTATCCGCCGCATGGCACCCAACAGGATGTTGTGCGTCACGACCATTTCAAGCGCGG